TGCCAGTTGGTTTGCTGGTAGGACGGCAATTGCAGGCCGATGTTAGGCGTTACCGTGGCCTGAGAATGGGCCTCGGGGCAGAAGACCGCGAACAACACAACCGTCAAGATTGCCGCCCAATATCGAGACAATTTCATGCGATCCCTTCTCCCCTAAAACAAAAAGGCCCGCCACGCGGTTTTATCCGCATTGCGGGCCAATCTTTGTCTCTCCCTTGCGGGAAACTTAGATCACGGCCAAGTCAGCTATCAGTACTTATAAACCTTTTTTGTAAGCGATTCAACGCTTGCTATTCTGCTCGCCGCGAAATGCAATGTTACCGACCCGGATATCGGATCTTCCGATTTAATGAACGCCTCCACGGCGCGATACACTTCCTTCGTGACCGTAAGCGACATGCCATCAGGGCCGATTATCTCGAAACTTTCGGGTTTATTAGCCATTTTATTCCAGAACTTCTACAAGCATTCCGTACTGAGTGCAGCTATTCAATGCTGATGCAACACTAAAGCCCACCTGGAACGTCATGAGAATTTGAGCGGTTAAATCGATGGGAGTAAGATTCTGGCTATACGCCTCGAAGGGTTGGGTGATGGTAATGCCAGAAGTGCCTTGCCCGAAAATACTGGAGAAGCTAGCTAGTATATTTCCTGAAGACCCTCCAGCAGTAGTTACAAGTTCGATTACTGAACGCCATCCGAAAGTTCCAGCCGAGGCGGGAATACTAGGAGACCCCAGGCCCATGGAAAATCCACCGGACATCGCCAGTCCAAAACTTACGCTTTCCGCAGATCCACTTGTAGCAAAGACGCCGAAAGCGGTTACGCGAATGACCCGTGGAACCACATTTAGAAAGCCAGCCGGCCCTACAACCTGACTCATCAAATTCTGTACGGTTATGACATTCGCATTAACCGTCACGGGGCTTCGGTCGATGAATAAAACGTAAGAACCGGCCTGCATTATAGCTGTTGATATATTGTCGGCTAGGGTCGCCAGATTGGAATCTGATGCGGAAATCCCTTGCGCAACCATAAATTGCGCAATTGCCGCAGCCATCGTGCTTGCCTGAAAAAATAGCTTGTTCGCCAAAGGGCTTGGGAATAGGGCATCGACGGTCGCCCCACCGGCACGAAGAGTGTCCGCCGTGTATTCCGCATCCGTCTCTTGGTTTGCTTCAGTCGGATTCCATTGCAAAAAGTTGGTTGACATTTACTCCCCTATGCGTTGAATCCCGCAAATCTCCCAACGTCAAATCCGGACACCCATGTATTGTTCAAGTCGAATCCGAAGGCTGGCAGCGTCGAGAAAACGTAGTTGTAAAGAACGCCTTCTGGCCTTGGCACGATGTAGCCATTCACGATTAAGTCCTGCTCTATCGATGTGAATGTTCCGGTCAGGAAAATACTCGCTGTCATGTTCTGATTATCGCCAATGGCGATTGTTCTTGAAGGGAAAAGCGTCTCCCAAATTGCCTGAAGGCTATCGATCTTTCCATCCCACTGATTCTGTGCAGCGCGCGCCTTGATGTAAATCCGGTACGTCGCATCATCCAGGACGGGACTCACGCCGCCAGATGGCTGAAAGCCTACCGTGCGGTTAGCCCCTACAATCGCCCCAACGGCGTCGAGCTGCTCTCCAATCGCATTGTCCACGTCGAAAGCCATGTCCATCGCAACTTGGCACTGCGAGATGTCGTCAAACTTCTTCAGGAGCATCGTCAGAAAGGCGATCAACTTAGGAGAACTCCGATATTCGGATGTAAGCAAATTCATGTAATAGCCGATTATCAGCATCTCCACCGGCGCGTTGCCGAACTCGCCCGATCCGTAACCTTGCAACGAGAATGGATTCTGACTAGACACTGGTAATCACCACATTGGCCGAGGCACCTTGCGCCACTTCATTGAAGGTCAGAGTGATATCCGAAGTTCCCACCGGAGATGGCGCTATGCCGGAAGTCACGGCGCGAATTGAAAATGTCGGCTGGTCGGGATTGGATCGGGCATTCAATGCGGACCCATAGAGTTCGCTGTAAACGACCGTCTCACCGATTTCAAGAGAATTAAGATATGCGACCACGTCGGCCTGAATCGCCAGCAACGTTGCGCTCGTTCCACCGGCTAAAAGGTGGATGGACATCGAGACATAAATCGGAACGTAGGTGGGCCGGTCAAAACGGATCGGCATGGTGTACCCAGTGTCCGGGTCGGTGATAACGACCGTTGTGGTCCCGTTGGTATAGCAGCCGATTCCTCGGTTGTTATAGATTGCCGTTGCGACGGAGAGATCGGTTGAACCTTCCACCACCGCTGTAATCGAATGCGGTGGATTTCCATTCGCGTCCGTTCCACCAGTGGGATTCTCCAGAACATTTACACGCGTCACCCCGGACACGGCCTCAAGATCGGCCACGGTTCCGGCCAGCATCGTTACTGAAGGAAGCGAGACCGAGATTGCCTGGCGTGCGCGAAGCTGGGAATCCGTTTCTATGGGTGTTCCGGGTATAGCCGCCGCCGCATTCGTCACGCTGGACCAGCCGCCCACAGGCGTTGCTATGATCGTGATCGTTCCGGGCTCGGCGGTGACATTTCCCGCCGTAGTGCAGGTCGCCAAAACGTTGATACTTCCTCCGCTTGGGATCGTCACGGTGGGCTGCGGAAGGTTCCACTGGTTTCCGTTCGTGTCCTGTGCCACTCCGTTTTTAATTACAGTTCCCACCACCCCTGTCACGGCTACAGTTGCCGTCGAGTAGGTGTATGGCAGCCGGGCGATTCCATTCAGCTTTACGATCCGGTCGAGACCCGCCCCGATGGCCGTCAGCGGAGATGATTGGTTGTAAGCATATTGGAGTGCTTCGCAGGTATCCGACATCTTGAGTGAGAGGATGGAAAGAAGCTGATAGATTGCCGAATCGTCGCCAACGTACTGATTCGCCCCATAAATCTTGAGGTACTGCGCGACATTATCCGCAATGATGTCCTGATAGCTTGGAATTGTTAGTCCCGCCGAGGTTATCGATGGTGGAGCGTAGGCCATACCCTATCCAAGACTCGCCACGGCGCCCGGCGTGAAGGTTACGGGCACAGAACCAAAAGACGTTTGCGCTATCGCACTGAAGGTCAACTTCCTGTTTGTCGGGTTGAACGTGATCGAGATATTCTCGACAGCCGAAACATAAGGCGTGCCAGCAATGCGCGAAGAAATGGCGAGAGACATAACCTCTAAGCCGCTCTGTGATGCGCGGTTTCCAATGATCCCCTGAAACATTGGCGTGCCTTCGCTTAGGTTTTCCCACCATTCCCCTTGAAACAAGAGCAGTCGCGTGTCGATGGCTTGAGCTACAGCGTCCAAATTGCTTAACTCCGCGTCGGGATCGAAGATGGGATCGTGGTTAGCATCAAGCCGCAAATAGGTGATTGCCGACATCAGAGCACCGGCCCCGTGTCGCTGCTGCCTGTCGTTACGCCTGTATGCAAATGCGTCAGGAAGCTCTTGCCCTCAATGATTGCCGTTCCTGAAATATTGACGTTCCCGGCAGCCGAAATGTCCACATCGCCGGATGAATTGATCGTCACCTTCGGTGCCGTCAGCGCGATTCCCGACTCGGCCACATCCACAATGACCGTACCGTCGTCACTGCGAAGCTGCGCTGAATCGGACGAATAGCTTGGAAGGACGCGAGGCTGGCTGCGTCCTCCAGGATAAAATTCGCAGTCGGAAACGTCGTGACGCCTGCGTTCGAATTGATTCTGGATTCCTCCCCGAACCCACCACAGATCAATGCACATATCGCAAAACACCAGAAGCCCTTCGTCTCCTTTTTCCAATGGCAATGTCAGCGAGAATCCGCCGGCCGAAGGAAACATAACGGGAACGTTATAGATCGGGGATATGGCAATGTTCTGCGGTCCCGATGGCGTGCGAACCACTTCACGGATGGCGATCTGCACTGAAACCGTTTGCGTCGATGCGTCGAACGATTGCACGATGGCAGGGACGGAAACCCGAAGGTCGGCTATCGCCTGATTGAGGATTTCCTTCCATTGCGCCGTTTCCGCGTAGTTTAGCTGAGAAGGCGTCAGTTGCGGCTGGAATAGGCGGGATAGTGCATTCAATATTCCTCTAATCATTGCACACCCGCCGTGGACGCCACGAACGTCCCACTCAAAAGCCCTTGCGCATATCCTCGCGTGTAGCCCGTCACTTGCGTATACCAGTCGTTTCCTCGCGTATCACCGTAATGACGAACCTGCGCGGCAACAAATAGTCCGCTTTGGTCGAGCGGAGTGAGGACCTGCCCATACTGAATCTTCAATTGCGATATGACCGTCTGGTCGAGCTTGACCAGGAGAGGCGGAAGCTGCACCTTCAATCGCGGATCGAGCAGAACCGTAAAGATTGCCCCAAACGTGTTCTGCTTCGGAACCCCCACAATGCTTCGCGTGATCGATGTATCCGAAGAAGATCCCGCGTTGTAATTCGGTGGGAATGGAGGTCCGAACACCAGATCGGGATTCATCGTAATGGATGAGTCAAACAGCTCGCTCAAAAAATGTTGATTCCCTCCTATCCAATGATTCAGAAAGTTATCGTCCGCCATCTGCGAAACATATTTGCTAACCTTACCGAAGATCGTCTTCCCCCGAGGGTATTGTTTCGCGCCAAGTAGTTTTTTCGCCTTTGGACTGACCTGCTCGTCCACATTTCCGCCCATTTGATCGATCATGGATGAAACAACCTGAAGCTGGCTCGACATCTGTCCCATTGCCACGTTTACGAATTGCTCCTCAATGAGCCACGGCCCGGCGAGGCAGTTGAAATGCATCGTCAGATTTACAACGTCCTCGCGATCAAACATGACCTGCAAGACAGGTCCGTCCCAGATGATCGACGACTTGCTCGGGCCGGACTGATAACCAGCCTCAAGAGTCAGCCACACGGCATTAAAAAGAATGTTTTGCATTTCCGGGTCGTTCAGGTTGTAAACAATCACATCCGCATACCAGAAAGGAGATGGAAGCGTGCTTTCAAGAATGTCGAATACTATCCGCAATGCTTCCGGGTCCCAACTGCTCTGGGAGAGAACCTGTATGTCGCCGGAGGCGAGCTTTACCGATAGTTTCCATGCCCGGCCCCACAGCGGGATAGCCGACGTTGCGCTCACGCGATAGCCTCTTGTGCTGGCGCTGTGTCGTCCCATAGCAGCGCGAAGCTAGTTCCCAGATCGCTTCGTCCTGGATAGTCCGAAAGGGAATTTCCTTCATTGAGAATGAAAGCGGATCCGATAGCCAAATAGGCATACTGCGCGAGGATGTTGGCTCCTGGATACCAGCCGGTAATCAACGGAATGGAATCCAGAAGCAAATTCTGCGCCGAGTCGAATATCGTCATCACCCAATAACCGGCCATCTCGGACCAACGCAATACGAGGTTCAAGGTCAGTGGAGATCCATCCACATGGAGCTGTACCGCGAAACTCTGATTCGGCGATGGCGCGAGTGGAATGATCTGAGGCATTTATTTGCTCGGCAGTCCGTTGGAATTTGAAACCGCATTGCTTGACCAGTTCCCCGCCCCTACCGCATTCCACGGGACATATGTGGGAGGTACTTCGTTCTGCTGCGTCTGCGAAGCCGATGGTGGCTGCGTGGTCAATGAACCCAGGTTGGTTGTGTCGGTATCCTGACTGCGCGCGCTTACTGCTGGCATCGACACATCGGCCATGAAAATCTGTCCAAACTCGACACGCATCCTAAGTCCAGCAATGGTTTTTGCGCTCTCTTGCGGCGTCAGCGCCTCAATCACCATGTTTTGATAGGTTCGAAGCTTGGTTGTGATCGATAGAGGAATACGCGAGAACTGCAAGGCCAGCATTGTCTGGTATGCGGAAACGCTTTTTGATGTCGAGCCTGACCAGGTAGTCGGGTTGTAGTAGGCGTCCATCGCGTCGGACATCCCCACATCCAAAACAAGGCGCGCTGGAACGATGTAGGCGTGATCGGAAACGCTCGCGCCAGTCTGTACCGGGTGCTCTGTTCTGCGCAGTTCTTGCTGATGCTCAATCTCGAATTCGGCATCGAACGCATACAAGGTCTGCGTGGCCGGAAGTGTCGCATTCGATCCAGCCGTCCCGCTATATTGCGGGGCGTTTCCTTGTCCAGGAAATGTAATCAGCACCTTGGACGCGGATGTCGTTTGCCATTGCGGGGGACGCCACGTAGCACCGGAACTCATCTAATAGCTCCATCCGGGCGTCTGGAATTCGGCGATGTTCCTCTGGGTGCGTTGGTTCTGAGTGGCCGCGACCGCCTTGGCCGTTTCCGTGGCTATCTTTTTAGGATCGGCGTTGCTTGCCACATTCACCGTGACATTAATAGTCGCTTCGGCCTGGAGAACGCGATTGGCATATGCCGCATTCTCGGCGGGATTCTTGCTTCCGTAGTAGTGCTGAAGAGCGGCACCGACATCGTGATACCTATCGAGGAGCTGCTTCAAATATTTCACGCCTCCATATACGTTTTCTCCAATGCTGGACGGATTGACGCCTAGCATCTTCGCGGTATCCGGCTGAAGCTGGAATATCCCCGCCGCATGAGAGCCTGGAACATTCGAGGTCAGCACATTTCCGGATTTATCGAATTGCTGGAAATTGCTTTCTATTTGAGCGACAGCAAGGGCCAACTCCGGAGCCACTCCGAGCGCTTTCGCCTGAGAAACGATGTCAGCCTGTATCGAGGATTTAGAAACGTGCGTTTGCCCATGAAGCAGAACATCAATGGGAGAACCTGGAAGGATCGATAGGGCCGGTCCTTGTCCTTCGGGACCCAGCAGTTTATTGGCCTCTTTCAGGTCCGACCATGAACCCTTGAAGTCGCCTCTGGCCATCTTGGCAAAGGCGCTCTCGATAGAGTTCAGTCCCATCACGGATGTGGCTATATCGTGAATGAACTTCTGTATGGGAAGCTGCGATATGTCGATGCCGATTTGCTTGATTAGCTCTCCCGTGCTTTTAAGAACGTTCCAAACGTCGATCAAGACGGGCTTCAGTTTCGTGGCAATAACCTGCGCGAAAAATGGAATGTTGGCGATAAACCACGCGTTGAAATGGCGCATCTTTTCTAGCAGGCCATCAATGGTCGTTCCGAATGCCCTTGCGAGGTCCTGAACAACATTCATTGACAGGTATTGCAGTTCAACTCCCAGGCGCGTGAACTCGAAACGCACGTCGCGAATCCTGAGCATTTGATTCTCGAATCCCGGCCCCAACTGCTGCGTAAGTGTCCTCTGATCCTGCACTAGCTGGTGGAAACGTCCGGCAAGTTCCGGGTCCCACATCACGTTTTCCAGCGGCTGTCCCAGCGCGTCTAGGGCAACCTTCAGCTCGCGGGCTACAGGCAGGGATGTGTACATGTGCAGAGCGAGCAAGCGGTATTCCTGGTCCGCCATCGCCGTCTTGTCGACGATCCCAATAGCAGCGGCACCCGTAGCCGCAAACGCTCCAATGATTGCGGACTGGAATTCCAGAATGCTTTTGCCCATGCGAAGGAATTGGTTGTCAACGAGGGCGGAAGCATCACGCAGGTCTGCCGCGAAGCGGGCATAACTTACCGAGTCGGATTGAAATCCAAGCTTGACGAGATATTCATCGATGACGTTCTGATTGGGCATTTTCTATGTATCGCCGCTCGTTCTCTTCTTTCCAGTCGAGCACGTCATTTACCGCGACCAAGTCCGAGAAATCGTAGGTTCCATCGAACGTTTCTTTCTGCATCCACATCCCCGCAAGAACGGGACGCCACAGAAAGCCATCCAGATTCGGCGGAAACTCTATGCCGCTGAAACCTGACCCGCCATCGCATTCAGGCCCCCTACGGCGAAAAAATCCGTGAAATTGAATGCCAGCACTTCAACTTCTAGTCGCATCACCAGCGCGACATCGTCCCGTATTTCAGGGATAGCCCAAGCGCCCGCATCGTTCACTATTGGCATGGGCAGTTCGGGGCCGCCATCCTTGCTTTCCATCCTCGAGCACACCGCAAGGCATTTTCCCTGCACGAAGCGATGCGTCTCGAAATCGGCCCCACGGAACACGAACGAAAAGGCGATCGCGCGCGCCATGTCTTCCGGTGCGGCTTTGTCCGGCGCGGCCACGGCATCTCCGTTGCTTGCGGCGCTTTCCTCGGAAGCCTTTATTCCGACCATCAGGGCCTTGCCGAGAATGAACGATCCCACGTCCGGAGAGAGCTTGCGCACCTGATAGCGCGTGCCGGAAAACTCCACGATTTTTGTTTTTGGCGTCATTGCGTTATCGCATTCGCCGCCAGGAAGTTCCACGTGACGTTTTGCCCTTTTGCAGCATAGGGCTTGTCGGGGATCTTTCGAGGCATGACTCCGGTCAAGTAGTGGCCTGTCCCGTCCGTGATCGTTCGCAGGCTGATAGTCGTTGCCGCCCAGAAGCTCACGTCGTTGTTCCAGTCCGCCGCAGTCACGAGGAGATTGTAGAGATCTATAAGTGCATGGTGCAGGTCGGAGGTTTGCTGCACTTCAATGGTCATCTCGGCGTTCGCGCCGGCGATATACATGGGCATTACACTTCCATCGGTTCCGACCAGCACGTCGGCTCGCTCGGTCAACATTTTTATGGTGATTGAGCCGAGGCCGATATTTCCGCCGACAAGCTGATATGGAATGTCGAGGATGGGGTTTATTAGAACTCCAGTCAAATCCCTGAAGCTGTATGTAGTCTGAACAGGTCCGAACATTTGCTCTCCCCTATAACTGCACGTTCACGTTAACGATAACGCTATGCACCGCGCCTGCCTCAAGAATCGCGGCGTAAATTGGCATGGCCTTACGCGCCGCGCGATCTCCCGAAGATTGCTGCGTAAAGGACTGCGCTTGCACAAAATATCCTTGAGGCAACGCTTGGCCGGTGGTCAAATTCAGGACGGGCGCGCCTTCCCACACGCCGGGTCCGATATAGCCGATCAAGGCTTCCTGCGCGCAGGAGTTTTCCACTTGAGCGATAAGCTGATGCTCTCCTGGGTCCGTTTGCGGAATCTTCGGTACACTGACAAGTAAATTCATCAGATTGGTTTGAATCAGGTTGACAAGCATGGCGCGGCCGAGAATCTGATCGAAGAATTCTCCGCTTGAGAGGATTCCCGAAACTATGTATCCGTCATATGGTCCAAAGCTCGCGCATGTATTGCAGTTCGCCGCCGCAATGGCCGCATATTGAGTCTGCGTGAGAGGTTCCGGCGCAATGCCTACAAGGGACTTGAGATTGAGGGTAAAGGCGCTCCCGGCCAGCCCAGTATTCAGACCGCACGCGGCCCCGATAATCGCGGCGGCTGCATAGATGTTATTCGGGAACTCGTCCCCCGTCTGCGTGGTGTCATAGCTCAGGTAGGCACGATACTTCGCCGCCTGCATCTCGAGGGCAAGATTGCCGGTCGTTCCGGCTGGAATAGAGCTGTCGGCAGTCGAGCCAAAATACATGGCCGTCATCCAGTTCGCCGAGGACCATGCGGCCAAAGCGAGATGATCGGCGTCTACCGCCCCACAGCACATGAAGCAATACCATTGCTGGTTCACCAGGCTGCACGCCTCGACAGCCTGGAGCAAAGTTTCACCGATGGCCGTAATATCAACTTCCAGGCCGGTTCCTGCTCCACTCGTCGTTGTCGGCAACGCCGTGGCAACGGAATATCCGGTCCCCTGATTGCCAGGGGTGGTTCCCAATGTTAGGACCGCGCCAGCATCTACAGTAAGAACGACCAGTTTTGCATTTGACGCACCAGCCTGCGTCGGCGTAACAGTATCTCCGACTGCGTATCCGGTACCCGCCGATCCACTATGGGGAATCGCCGTTTGGATGGCTGTAAGGTCCTGCCGTCCTATCCACACGAATTGCGGAACTGCAACCTGACTGAAATACAGGCCGGCGGAAATGTACTCAGGGTCCGTGTCAACGAATCCATCCGTCAGCATCGCAGCGAGAGAGGGATATTGGCGAATGCGCGCGTTCGCTCCATATGATGGAATGACGGTGGACGGGCCCACAATGAGGCCCTGATTGAATGGTCGCGGCGCAACGGAGCCCTGGGCAACCGAAACGTTCACGACAACGATATCGCTTAGCGGTAAAGAACTCGGGGTTGAGCCCATCGCATCTCCTTAACTTGCCGTAACGGTAAAGTCGGCCAGAACGCCGCCATTACCTTCAATCAGCGTTTCCACGCTCAGAATCGTCTGACGGTCAATGTTCTCCGTCACGAATTCGTACATTTCAACTTCCAGGTCCACGCGCTCAAACCATTGCCCATCGATCAATTCAGGGGCACGCACCTCTTGCGGGAAATCGCTTACCGGGAAAAGCTGTGAGAGGGCCAGCGCACCGACAAAATAGTCCTGGTACAAACCGCTTCTGATAGCGCGCGCCAGGTCGGTTGAATTTGGTCCGTAAAAGCACCAACGAATCGACCATGCCCTCGTATAGTTCCACTGCTCGTTCAGGTCCGTATCGTTCAATGGTAAATTGAACACATCGCGGATTTTGTCGTATGGGTCATCCTTTGGAACGCAACGCAGGTAGCAAATATCCTCGGTCGCTTCCTGGAACGGTGCGCCGACCGTGGGCCATTCGATGCGTACCCGTGAAGTAGTCGTTGGGTCGGCCACCCCAATCATTCCGCACGTCAACGGCTGCATGATCGCGTTGATTTGAGCAATCGTCAGCGCCGAGGAAGTCAGAACCGATCCGTCAGGATATGTGATCGAAGCGCCCATTAGTCGGCCTTCATCCTCGTGGCCATCGCACGCCAGTATCCGTAATCGACGTACTGCTTGACGAACAGCACGCGGTAGTTCTCGCCGCGCCACACCAAAATGTCGCTTGATCCACCCACGCCAGCGGTCGCGTGCGTCCCATAAATGATTTGCGAGGACCAGAAAACCATCATCCCCTTAACGATATCGCCCTCGGGAACCATGTCCAGGTCGCGTCCGCTTGGTTCGGCGATTACTCCATATCCCTGAACGGTGGCCGTTACCGACTGCCACACCCCATTCAGCCAAGAGCCAGTTGAGCGAAGGATCGTGAATGCCTGTGCCAGATCGGGTTCGTTGACGACCTCGGCCACGCTTATCATCGCGATTCCCTAACGACGTAAGTAATCGACCGCCGCAGATCCCCAGTGTCAATCAATGGCCGGTCCGACTTCTTGCGCCGAATCGTGGAGGGCCTATTGGGAGGCCAGTTATTTCGCGGGTCCGTGAACCACGCCTTCGCCGCATTGCTTCCGGCCATCCCCGCGCGGCGCAGGGCCGTGGTGGCCTGCGTGGGATTATCGTTTAGCATTCCCTTGACCGCATCTTGCAAATCAGAGGCAATCGCCTGCCTGTTTCCGTCCGCCGCGATTGCAGGCTCGATTACCGGGCGAGCGGGAATCTTGTGGCCAGGCGAACCATTCGCCAGAATGTACATCAGGGCTGCGTTGCCGATCTTTTCTCCCTTTCGGGAGTTGCGACTCTGCGGGATGCCGACCAGCACCTCGGACTTGGCGATCTTCGCGAGCGCTGACTGAAACCGCTTGATTCCAGGTCCGCCCTTCGAAAGTGAGATATTCGGTGTCATTTCTTGATGCTCACGGCCAACCGGATATTGCTCTTGTGCCTATTCTCGATAGCTTTCTCGCTAAAAAACTCGCGCGCCCAAGATGCGACATACATCACGTTTCCCGTTATGTAGAAATGTCTCATCCCACGTACACCGGACCACATCCCACAACACGAGCCTGCGTTGCTAGCTGCTGCCCATAAATCGTCAGGTTCCACGCCGCCCAGTTATCGAGCGCGGTTAGCGGCTGATAGGTAACGCTCACATCTCCCACCGACTTACTGACCTGAATTCCATTGGCGATAGCCTGCGAGGCGATCTGTCCTGCGGTGGTGTTTGTATTCCCATCGGATTGCAGATAGAGGCTCAGGAAGTGCGCGATGTACCAACCCATTGCGATGTACCACATCTCGCGCCACCGAGATTGCATCAACGACGCATAGGCCAGATTCAGATATAACTGAATGACCGCGAGCGTCACGATCTGGCTTTCGTAAATCGTCACCGTCTCGGTTGCCGAAACGGTCGCATTCAGGGAAAGGGTGATCGTGTTAGATGTGGTGCCTGCAACAACGGTTCCAGCGGGAATTCCATTGCCAATTACAAGCTGGCCGGGAAATACGCCGGCGGTCGACGACACGCCGGAAATTACTGGAGACGTGGCCGTCAAGGTGCCACTTACTGAAGTTCCAGGACCATAGAATTTAGGGTAGACAGAGAGAAAATCGTTCACGGTATACGGTGGATTGCCTGTCTGCGGGATGCCTGCCGCCAGGCCCTGATACGCATCGCCAATCGCGGAATAGTCGTATCCGAAACCTCCATAAATCGACATGTAGAATAGCGTCAGGTCAGGAAACATCAGCTCTTCTCTTTGCAAGAGGCAGACTGCCGAGATGCCGTCTTTATACTCACCGCAAAGGAGTCCACTGCGCCCGCGCCTCTCTGTGCGAGCGCCCCTCTCGTCGGCAGTCCTGTCACCTTAGTTGCTTTCTCGGGGTCTGTTTTTTTGTGTTTGTGGCTGTGTCGTTCACCTCCGGTACGTCAACCGATGATTGACTATCGACAGGCGCGGCTTCGGGTGCATTGACAACTTCGATCCAGCGGGATTGCTGCGCCGCCTTGAAATACGGATCGCCTAAAAATCTATCCGGAAATATCTGCGGACGGTCTAGAGGAACCGCAGTATGTGTTCCTTCTTCATCCGAGAAAGAAAGTCTCCGATTCGAAATGACTAGCGCCATGAGAGCTCCTCAAATTTTGTCTTGGTACAGCATCGTCTGGGGAGCTTTGGCCTTCACGATCCCGGTGTTCCCGATGTACGTTGCGACGAATGCGCCATCCTGAAGCGATAGCGGTCCACCCATTCTCTGGATGTCCTGAAGAATCCCGAACTCCACGAAATTCTTGTTGAAGCTGTAGGACACCAAGCGCCGCGAACTAGAAGCGCCAACCGTTTCGAGCCAGTTAGGAACCGGCACGATTTCGGGGGTCTTGCCATTGATGGCCAGACCGAAATAGTTTGCCTTGATGTATTCGAGAACGTTTTTGAAGATGCCGACCGAGGTCGCGCTTCCTGTCGGAAGGACCATTGGCTGAAGCAGGAGAGGATATGCCGTTCCCGGAACCAGGAAGCGATCCGGAACGGAGTCGAGCGCATATCCGCAAGCTGCCCATGTAATCGATGCGGCGTTCTGGAAGTCGTTGAAGATGTCCAAGGGGGTTTTCGTCGCCCATCCTGGAGTTCCGGATGTCGCGCCATTCGCCGCCGCCTGCGCGGTAACTCCGTCCTGATTTACGAGGCCCGGCTTCCCAAACTTCCCGTCGTACACACGCTGGTCGAGCGTCTTGTTCCACACCACGCGCACGGCATCGTTGAGGATGTCGTTCGGGCTCTTGTTGGCTTGGGCCAGCATCAGCGATTCGATTAAGGGAATGCGGATCGAGCGCTGCCACGGGAACGCAGGGTACACGTCCTGCGAACGCGTGTAGTTGACCACGCCGATGTCGTTTGCACCGGCGCCAGCTCCGTCGATATTCGAATCGCCAACGGATACGAATTCGGACGTTTCGGAAGTGACCCATCCGCCACCATTGGTCAGGGGCACGTCACGGAACCACGTATGCCCTTCGAGCGGCATATGCAGGATCGTGTCTGCCTTGTTCAGCTCCGACTGCAAGAAAATCTGCCCGGTGGCGACCGCGTCCTTGACAGCATGGGAACCGTGAATTCGAAGCGCCATCAGGTCGCTCAAGTAAGACGAGGACTTTAGTTTCGCTTCGAGTTCCGGGTCTCTCCGCGTACTGCGCCCGGTAGAGTATTTTTCGATCATGGGTTTATGCCACCTTCCTTTCAAGAATCGTTGCTTGCGCTGTTACCTGCGCCGTGACGGGATCGGTAGACAGCAGGCCCGTCTTGAAGACCATGTTTTCGATAAGAATTGTCTTCATTGCCGCGACGATGGAGAATCCATCCGAGCGAGTCATCGCCGTGCCACCAGCCGTGATCGTGAACTGAATCTGATTCCCGGCATTGAAGGCAACCCCGGTGGTTCCCACTCCCAGGAAACGTCCCATTGGATCGAATACCAAAAATGATGTCGCGGTAAAGAAATCGACCAGGTAGGTTCCGGTAATGGCAAATGGCAGGTTCGAAAGAGTGCCGATGGTCGCATTGCCGACATTGCCGGCAAATGCGGTGCCCACCGGAGTCACGCCATCGTTAACCGCCTCAAATCCACCAACCACGCCATTCGGAATCGCGCCGTTCAGGGTCGTCCGGATGTACACCGGAACGCCAGCCCCGGAAGGCGTGCCGTTATTGATCGCGATGTTGATTGTTCCGCGCGTGAGGCCATTGCAAATCATGCCCGGCGCGTAGTACCCGGCTGGCATGTTAGTTCCGCCAGAGAGCGGGAAGTAAGCGTTGGCCTCGACTGTGTCCTTCGCGATGCCCAGCGGATATAGCGGCTGATTGTCCTGCATGAGGGCAATGAATGCCGCAACGCTGTTTTTAGAAATGAAGGAAGCTACACTCGAATAGGTATTGTCGGGATTCAACACGAACGGATCGCCGAAGTTGATATTCAGCGTGTCGGTCGTCTCCACCAGTCGCGGACTAATCAGCGGGAAGTCTGTCTGAGAAATTGCACCGACCGGCTGCTCAAGTGCTCCTGTAACCGGGATTACACTAACTGGCATGTCGTTCTCCTCTCGCCTTCAAATGCTCGTTCCACGCCTTGAGTCCATCGGCGTATGACTTTCCATTGAAGAATTCGAACATAGGAATGTCAGGCTCTGAGTCGTTCGCCCCGCCGCTGATTTTTGTAAGGGCTTCGAACGGATCGGGCGCTCCATCCTTGACTCCGGATTGAATCTCCTTCACACTGCGAGCGATCTTGTTGAAGGCATTGATCGCCTTGCAATCCTTCGATTTGGCAATCAATGGGCGAATCGCGCCGAGAGAAGCCGCCGCGTCCCCGACCTTCCATTCAGTCTTTCCGCGCTCATCGGGAGGCAGGATTTCGGCGTCGTCTTTTCCGCCCTTCTTGTCGCCGTTGGCCTTTTCCTCTTCCACGAGCTTTTCGACCTTTTCATCGTCGGGCTCTTCGTCCTTGGCCTTTTTGTCTTCGCCCTCTTCCTGGCCTTCGTCTTCGTCGTCATCCTTCGCGTCCATGTAGGCGTCGAGGGCGGAGTGCATGGCATCGCGGGCCGCTTTCTTGCGGTCCTTGACCTTAGACTCTTTTTTCTCGTCCCGCTTTTCCTCGTCTTCCTTTTCGTCCTTCATCTCGGCGAGGGCATCCGCGATCTCTTCAGGCTTCGCGTCCTTCGCCCAATTCTGGAATCCAATCGCACTAAGCAAATCTCTGAATTTCATGGCCACCCTCTTTCGTATTGGAGCCTCGTCGATTGCCGCGTCTCGAATGCCAACTTCTTCACCGGCTCGTCCTTTTGGAACTACGGCAATGTGATTGCCTCGAATCTTGGTTTGGATCAGCCTTCCGGATTCATCCTTGGCCAGCAGAAACGTGTAGCCACAGGACACGTCACGCACGCCGCCATCGATCTTCACATTCAGGTCAGGGTGCTTTACTTGGAGGTCGGCCACCAAGGAAGTCTCGCCATCCGGAAGCTTGTCGCCGACGCGAACGTTCTGCGCGTGGCCCTTGGTATAGCCGTCGTATTCGTCCAGGGCGTCCACGAGTATTTTTTCACCTTCCGGATGCTCATCCAGGACGGACTTGCCCTCGAATGAAGCTAATGTTTCCGGTGCAGTTACTTCCTCGATTGGCCGATAGACTTCTACCTGCTCGTCGTCGGAAAGATTCCATGAAGGGTCATAACCAGCATTCTTTTTGAGTTCCCGTCCAAGGTATGTCTGAGTTCCAGTGCGTGCGATTGGCACGTTTTTGTAGATGCGGTAGCCTTCCGGGGTTTGAAACTGAGATTCCTTGCCGGGCAGCAGGGAGGCGTAATAACTGAGCTTGTTACTGGGAGTCTTCGTGGCTGCGTCTTTCGACTTACGCGCATTCGAGTATGCGATGGCGGCAGCCTGGGATCGCTTGCGTCCCGCGCGTATCTCGGTCGCGATATTCCTGCTGATAACTTTTTGCGAAGTTCCGGCAGCAAGGGGCATGTGACAACGAAAACCTAACAGGATTCCGCAAAGCAAAATGCAGCAATTACGCTATTGACTATTGATTTTGTGGAGAATGACGGGTAAAATCACGGCAAATGTCGGGTAATATTACGATGACCGAACGGAAGCGGGCAGACCTAAGACTCAGCGTGACTGTATTGCACCTCATGGCAGCACTCGCAAAAAACCTCGGTATAGGTAAAGCTCACGTTCTGGAATTGGCCGTGCGGGACATGGCCGAAAGAAAAGGCATCAAGTACTGAACGGAAAGGAGGTGTCCGATGGACCCAGGCGCCATTGCGGTATTCGCAGTTGTCGCGTACTTCCTTCCTTCGATAGTAGCTCAATCACGGGGCCATCAATCCAAACTGGCGATCTTCGTTTTGAATCTTCTGCTCGGCTGGACGGTCATTGCGTGGATTGCTTGCCTGGTGTGGTCATGCACGGGATTAGCTGGCAAGGAACGAGATATACAGAGGCAGCTTGCGGAGAAGCAGCTCGAATGGCTGGCAAGTCAAAAGAGGACGTGAGCGATGCGTCTGATGGATCGTCCAAAGCTATTGGAGTGCTGGCGCATGAATTAGCCGATTATTGGCTGGCGAATCAAAAATAGGCTGAAATAACTGTGGGGATAGAACTTTTATTTTCTGGGCTCGGGCGGCCGACAACGCCCCTAGATGTTGACATGCTGTCATATTCCTGGACTGTATTTTATTTGACATTGTCTGGGTATCTCACACTATACTTGAGTTCTTCAAGGAGGATTACCGATGGCTAAAACGGATCAGGTTAGCAGGACAGCCTCAGATTTTGTGAACGTCAAAGAGGCCGCGATTTTTACTACGCTGAGCGAAGTTTCAATAAGACGTTTCCTGACACAGAAGCGATTGACACGGTACAAAATCGGCGGTCGCACTCTGATCCGTAGAAGCCAGCTGCTCTCATTGATAATCGCCGAGTAATAAGGCAGTCTGGAATCCGCCAGCTTTAGCCGTGGGGAGGTTCAACCGCCATCAATGATCGATCCTTGGCACGATTGATTCAAACAAAAGGAATCCAGCCATTCTAGGCCGCCCTACGCTGCATCCCGCTAATATCCACGAATTGCGCACGCGTCATTCTGCGGAGTGATCGATTCATGTATACCACGGCAGGCCACGAAACCACATTAAGAGCCACAAGAGGCAGTGCCACGCATCGGCAATTCCATATTTCACCTGGAGCGTAGCGTCCCACGGATGGCAATCGATCAAGAACTTCGGGCGACGGAGGATCGCTCCATCTAACTAGGACTTTGTCCATGATGCGGTGCGATGGCCTGACGCGCTGGTCCTCTGACGTTGCCCATTGATACCATTCGATTCCCAAATCTTCGCTACGCGCCTGCGTGATCGCCGTGGACGCCTTCCCTGTTTCGGTTCGTGCAATCAATGCGGCACGGCTGCGCGTGAGTTCCGGAACACGTCGACGAAGATGCTCTGCAATAGCCTCGTGCCTGAGACCTTGCCTGTGCATCTCGGCTATTTCCGTGTTGACCGATTCTCGAATGCGGTCTGGGATAGCGCTTATCAGCCTGGCGTTTTCCGAGACGATGGAACTGACGCGCTCGCCAACGTTGGTTCGCATCTCGCGTTCAAGTGCATTGTAGATTTCCCGTCCTCGGCTGGCTCGGCGCGCAGCCTCACGCCATGATCGCGCATTTGACGCACGAATCTGCGTAGCCATGCGCAAGGCAATACGCGCACCAATCTCTTCGAGAAACTCCGAATTGCTCGATAGTACTGCCAGCTTTTGATCGATCTGCCGTGCTGTGTCCGTGGGCGACAACTGAAACAGCCGCAAGAATATCCGGTTGATGGCCGTCCGAAATTCGGATTCGATGCGGCGATGCGGCGAGAACAGGTCGGTCTTCACTTCAGGATTCCGAGTCTTTATCGTCCGTTGATTTATTAGGATCGGCTATATTGGATTCTCCCGGCATGGATACGTCATCGTCAGCACTTGCAATGTCCTCGTCGGTGATGTTCGTGAATAAGCCGGTCACATCCGAAGCCTGTTTCAATTCACGCAGCGCCGTCTGCCTCCCAATGATTCCGGCATTGAATGCGGAGAATATAGGCTCGGTTTGAGCCTGACCAAGATCGAATCTTTCCTTGTCGTTCACGGTTCGTATAGGAGGGAAATGATAATCCAGATCATCTGGAATTTCTCCCCATTCACTCATGCACATAATCGGAATCAGCTTGTCGAAGATGGGCCTTAATTCCCTCTTGCGCTTCTGGTCGATTGTGTCGTAATACGTTTGCAGGTCCGAGTCTCCATTGTCGCCGAGTCCCCCAGACAGCGTTCCGAACAGTCGGGAAACGGGAATCCCGCACGCTGCCGACACATTCCTCATTGTGTTCTGCTCAATGTCGCTCAGGCCCGAGAAAGTGAATGCCTGCGATTGCAACTCGCCATCTTCCGAGAGGGCCAGGATTCCGTTCGTTGTGATGCTTTCCGAAACGGCGCGCAGCCGATTCACGTAATCTACATACATCTGCTGCGACAGGCCCACACCCGAGAGCATCTGAGCCAGCATGGGTTCTTTCATCACCATTACATAGGCACGCGATACGAGGTCGGCAATGCCAGCCTCGATGAAATCGCGGCGCTGGAGTTCTTGAAATATCGCTTCGACTTCCGACATTCCCCAGTATGTTTGGATCTGCTTCTCGAATAGCGGCAGGTCGCGCCCAGTGAACCTAAGAACACGGCTATGGTGCACGGTAAAATTCTGATTTGTTTCCGTGGTCACCTGATAATACTTTGGCAGTCCATATTCGGCGGGATTATCGAGATCGGAAATAAGTTCGGCCCCAGGATTAACCCCACTCCACCTGTCCACAATGATTAGCCCACGGTAACTGCCAATGTCCACATCTTCAATTTTCAATTGCTTCGACAAATCGTTGTCGCCCTTGATGATTATGATCGCGAGAGCACCGCCGAACAGCCGCCCCCATTTCAACGCCTCAATGAGCTTTTGCAGCGTCATCGTATTGGCGACCATCTTGTCGAACTCGGCGATGTCCTCGGCCTTCTGCTGCGTCTCTAGTGCGGGAAACTCCTTTAGCATGTCTTCGGGAATGGTGTCCACTACCGCACGCACAATCCAAGAACCGCGATACATGAAGAGAAGTTTCAGATAGTCGAGCGAAATACGGTAGGGGATGTAGGTCCCGGCGTTTACTTGACTGGTTGATCCGAAGCCGGTGTTAGAGGCTGGATTGGCGTACATGTCTTTTGCGGCATTCGCCTGTTTCTGCGATGGGGCCTTCAACTTTTTGCGAATAGCCAAACTCTTTGCTTTTCCGCTCATCCAATCCTCCATCCAGGAACCATCGTATGTATAACATACCGCACACCGTCACAGCAGTGGTCATTCGATTTTATGGGCTTCTCGATTCCCTTTTGCGAGGAGTTTTTATCCCACGAATAATTCTCCATTTCACTGAGAGTCTTTTTGCATCGTGAGTGAATGCGGTATAGTCCGGTCTTAAGTGCGGAAGATACCTTTCTAATTCCCTCTTGCACTTCGTTCTTTGCATCCTTCACGAGCAGGCCTCTCTTAATCAATTCAGTCTTGAAGCTGGCGGCGCTTGGGTCCACCACCACGATCACTCCTCTTTTGTTTGGCCCAATGAACTCGATCATGTCGTCCGCATATTCAGAATCGGTTTTTTGTCGCTGCATCGTTTCAGAATCCCAATAATATTCATTGTCCTGCCATAGCCACTTTGCATCATCGTACACATCCAAGAAAACACATGGATTCGTTGTTCCGTAATCTACGCCTATATAGCGTGCAGCGAAAGATGAATATAATCCGGCCGGCCTGGAGTCTTCATCGAAACGGCAATGACTTCCGAGGACATCCCGATAGATCGCCCCTTCGGCCATCACCCATAGACCAAGAATGTATCGCTCGTAAAAGAGGCCCTTGTATAGCGTCCTTAGCGATCTTTTGTACTCTTCGCTCAGGTTTGGGTTGTCGTCCATCGTTACATGCATACTCGACAGAACCCCCATTTTGCGAAGTGGTTCATTGTCGAGCAGTTCAACTTTTAGCCAATGCTTCGGTGAATCACAATTTGTCGTACCGTAAAGACGCGCACCTTCCGGGGAAAGCCTCGTCAAGAGCATTTGAAAGAATTCGTGCGGCATCAATGTGACTTCATCGCATACCGCAACGCCGACAGTCATTCCCCGGATGTACTTTTCAGAGCCCTCGTCCTTCGCGCCCATCACCATCCAATACGAATCGAACAGGCGCAAGAGCCCGCTTTGATGGTTGTATTTATAGTGTTTCGTTCCAATCAGGTTGAACAGGTCGTTTAGAACGTTGGCGAAAATGGTCTGCTTCGAGACTCCAGTAATCAGGCGCCAGCCCTTCACTGGATACCGGCACGCCCGTAGAATCTTTGGCTGAAGTGCCCACGTTTTTCCACTACGGACAGTTCCCTCAAGGATGTTGAGGCGGGAATCCAATTCCAGGGGCTTGTAAGCTAATTGCTTGAGGCGTGGTCCGTAATTAAGACGAAGGGTCAACGGACACCGCTGATTTTTCGTGTTCGATCTTAAATTCGGCGAGAAGCTCAGCGAGAGGATCGGTGCTGACAGTATGCTCAACTTTGTCAGTAAACATTTTCAGGTACTTCCCGAGTAGCTCCAGGCTTCCCCGCTTGTCTCCCAACTTGAACCGCGTGCGCTTGACTGGTCGCGCATCGTCGCCGCCGCCATCGGTGTATTCTTCGACTGTGATCTCCTGCATCGCCGCCGCCTGTTCTCGGGAGAGCTTCGAGAAGTCCACATATGCCGAACCGTCTTTTTGCGTTCTTATGTAATCCAGCATATTCGCAAATCCCATCAGGCTAAGTTCGGAAAGGATTCTCTCCGTCGTAACCTCAAGCTTGTCCATGTACTTTTTCTGGCCAGCCTCTACAGCCGCACGAATATTAGCTTTGGCTAACAGCCTGGAAGCTTGCTCGTTTGCTGTTTTTTTGCTATAGCCCGCGCGGATTGCGGCCTGGGTGCCGTTCACGTCTTTTATGTACTCGGCAACGAATCTCTTCTGCTTCTGATTCATATTCCCAAAGTGTAACGTATCTTATCGGGATTTGGAACCATCAACGAAAACGCCGATGCGGAAAACCTTTGCCACTTCCAGTTTGTCTTTCCGGGTTCTCCATTGCCTCCATATCGATTTCCTCCGCGGGAAGTGTCGCAACTTCATCGCCACGGTCTTCCGCGTCGCTGCGTTTTCTGGCGGCAATGAATTGCTCGTACACCTTCGGGTCTTGCGGCGAGCTGGCCAGCAGAGCTTCGGTGAACGTTACGTCGATGCGATATTTCATTTTTGCTCCTTGAATTTAGACGAACGGCTCAAGACTCTTTCTCTTGGGAACTTGAACAGAAGAAATATCTGTTGCGATTGGAAGCGCCTCAGTCTTGCCCAAAACCCGGAACATGAACTCCAACGCTTTACTCGGCCGCGCGGTGCGCTTTTGCCGATGGCACCATTTTGGCCCGAATTTATAAACGGCCCAGCCAAGTCTGACCGCTTCGTTTTGCTTTTCGTATTCAAGCTCCATGTAGGCACCGCGATTGTGGCCGCCCTTACCGCCTGGCATGAAGATGCCACCCTGCACTTCGAGCAGAATCTTGCGTTCCGGCCATGCGAAGTCGGCGCGAAACTGCCGCATGGGATGAAAGCGATACTGGCGGACGGGTAGCTCCAGCCCGAACAATTCAAATTCGGCAAAGAGATCGTCCTCTAGTTTTGAGCTTTTGCGTTTCGTGGTTGGCTCGCTTTCTGCTTTGCGCGGTACTTCCGCTTCCAGTCGATGCGGTTTTTACGGTCGCGCTCCTCGCGTTCACGCTCCTCGGCAAGCGTGCGAATCTTGACGTGTCCCGCACCTTGCACGCTCACGTCCGAACATCCCTCAGTTGAGATTTGCCGCACCGCTCACACTCCCTGCGCTGCCGTTCGTAACGCATTTTTTTAGTGACGATTAAAGGGGCACTCAAATTCACACTCCTCACTGCCGGCCTTGCCGCATAAACCGCAACAATCCATGGCGCAGTCGACATATTCGTCCTCATCTAAGTCGAGATCACTATCTTCCGCATCATCAAAATCTTCAAATGGATCATTGTTTATAAAGTTCTGCACTTCATGTGGTCCTGGATTTGGCATTGGTAGCCTCCTTTAGCTTGTCTCGCTGGGCCTGGTAATCTGACCACCTCGTGGCCGCATCAAGTCGTACCTCTTCGAGTGATCCCCAGTAATCCTTGATCCACCATTCCGCTTCCTCGATCCTCGCCTCCAATACCGCCAGCGCGGCGCGTTCTCGTAGTTCGGCGATATAGTCCTCTAAGTCAGACACACAGGCGAAATCCATCAGCCCATTGCCCACATCCACATCATTTATTACCATCAGAGCGTTCCTCCAAAGAACTTGTTGCGCTGGTACCTCTCGTTGAAATTTAGCTTGAAGGTGATTCCGGCGTCCGGGGTAAAGTTTTCTGGCAGCCGCCACTCAAGGAATCGGTCCACCATATACTTGATTTGGTAGTCGTTCGTCGACACATCCTCCTCGCTAGGCTCCGGCATTGCTACTGGGCGAAATAGCTTCTTGTGATAGGCGTTCATGTTCTCAACCTCGGCGCTGGTCATAGGCCGCTGTGGCGGCAAAAGCGGCTTCCGCTTCTGAGTCATGTCTTCGTCTCCTTGTGGACAGAGTGGTCGTGGCCGCAGCAATCAACCTTCATTCCCCGTATGCGATCCGCCAACACTTCAGCTTCTCGGGCCATCTGATAGTGATCCCTCCTGTGCTCGGGATTGGCGGCCTCTCTCTGCATTCGCCGGTGAAAACGCAAGCCTGCATCAATCTGGCAAGCGGCCTCTTCCAAAGCACAGTCTCGCACGCGCCAATATCGCGTCATGGCTTCACGTCGCCCATTTCGTGCAGCTTGTCTCCCGCATAACTCCCGACCGGACTGCCCATTGCGTTCATCTTAATCGACATCAGTGCTATCGCCGCTATTTCGAGCTTCTTGGTCGCTGCGGCAAGCTTTTCGAGGAGGTCGCGAATCGTCGCCTCAAGGGACGCGTTGACCCTTTCCGCAGTCGCCAGCTTTTCCCATGCGCCATCGCGCTGTTGGATCAATACTCGATACGTTGCATATTCCGTCATCACGTCCATTTTCTTCCTCCATTCAGGGACCAAAATGTCAACAGCGCGGTCAATCCTCCGCTAATCTGGTATGGGCGCTGTCGGGGATTGCACCCGATCCGGTACCGCTGTGTTGCGACGCGGCTCAGCGCCCATCGAATTGTTAGGCCTGCAAATCGAATTCCGGGAACTCCTGACGGTCAAACGGATTCGGAATATCGGTCAGCGTTACCTGCGCTTCCGCAACCGGCTCCTCGGCCACCTGAATCTCCGTGATCGGCACGCCCCGCTGTCCGCACAGCTTCACGAAGTCGTCCGTAAAGTTCGCCGGAATATTCCAGGACTTCCCTTCTTGCTGAGCGTGGAATTTCTTCAGGTCATTGGCGAGCTTCGTAACGTTTCCGTTGATCGTGGTGAGTATCTTGCCCACGCTATAGGACACGATGTTGGGGGGCGCCCCGGCACGTATGTGCGCTACTTCGTGAGGAATCGTCGATCCCCATCCATCCCCGCAAAGCTTTTTCCTCAGAGCTTCCAAGCGAGCCATTGTGTCGTTACTAAGCTGAGTCATCGTCCTACCTCCTTATGCGATCACGGGTATTCGCCGATCTGGACCGTCCATGGGAAAAAGCCGAAACGACGAAAGCCGGCTCGCAATCCGTTCGTCCATCCGCTGTTCGATTTGTTCGAGTTCCCAATTCGACGTCACAATAGTCGGGAGACTTTTGTTGATCCGTTGATCGAATACTTCAAGCGTTGACCGCCGTTCGTGGTCCGATAGTCCACCCGAGCAGAGATCGTCGAGCACCACATGCGGACTGTTCACGTAATCGCGCATCACTGAATCCTCGCTTGTCCCGACCCGATACGATTCCCGTAACGCAGCGTACAGGTCCGCGCAGCGCCTGAAGAACACCTCTTGGCGAATTAGTAGCAGTGTCCGAACGATGGCGGCCGCGAAATATGTTTTACCTGTCCCGGCGGGCCCAACGATAAACAGGCCATCCCCAGGACATTCGAGCCAAAGCAGCGCGAGCTCTTGCGTGGTTTTGGGGAAGTCGATCAAGCTTGCCCGCCGGTATCTCTGCGGCAGCCGCGCGACAACTCTCCTCTCCAAAACGCATTCACATTCGCTCGCTTTCCCGTCGCGAACCACGTAGCTCAAATCCCCGCACTTCCCACATTCAACCGGATGGGCCTGGGAAGGCTCTTGGGTAATGTTTTCCTTCTGGCTTATGGAGCGCTCCAGACGGTCGGCTATTTCCTTTAGTCCTTCCATTGCCATCTCCTCCGAATTTACCGATATTCGCCCTCCAGGTACGGACTGCGGCTTTCCAGTCCCGCATAATCGGTCCACGCCCTCCACTCACATGCCATCCGCGCTGGGCATGATGGTCAACGAACATTTGCGCCTGGCCGGAGGCATCGAGAACACCCAACACCACCATATAGGCGGAAACGTCCAAAACATCAGGAGGATGGAATTTTGGTGTGGGTGGTGAGCGCAGCGAACCATGCATATATATATCTTTTGACTTTGTATTTGTATTTGAAGTTATCTTTAAAGAAGAAGAAGAAGATGAAGAGGGCCGGGACATCGGTTGGACATCATGGTGGACATCGTGGTGGACAGAATTTTCGTCACTACGTTGCAATTCTTTTGTTTTTCTCCACTTCTTTCTCTTTATCTCATCAAGAATCATACGCTTACTGAAAATTGCGGTGGCCGAATTGCGGCGCGCAACCCCCATTCGCAACAATTCTTGAAGCATCAGAAGATTCTTGCGCGTGTCCCCGCTCACGGCCCCGGATATTTGATCGTCTGTCCAAGGCACACCGCCGGAGGCAAGCACCCCCCTCTCCTCACACTCGAACATAAGACACAAGAGATCTATCCATAGGGAGCGCGCTTCGGAACTGCACGCTCTCAAGGCTGGGTCCTTCAACCAATCACCAGGATAAAATTGAAAACTTGGCTCTTTACCCATCCCAGGTCACTTGGCAATCTCCGCATCGCTTCTGGCTTCCTGGGGCCTCTCGTCGGGAAGATCCTCCCATTCCCAAAAGTGAAACCAGTTTCCGTGCGTATTGTTGTATAGATGGCATCTAAAAAATGGCTCTCCGTGGGCTCGCTGAAAGAACGCAACGAACCATAGTCGTTTTATAGAAATATCTAAAATCCTAAGTCTCACTTAGCCACCTCCGCCGCTGGTTTCATCGTATCGTCATATCCCGATAAGCCCGGTCCTAGCTCGGCTTGTGTATCATTTCTTCCTTCTTTCCATAAACTCACATTCATGAAAAAAGCAATTCCGCGACCTTGACCTGGCCTCGGCCAACCGATTCAATGATTCTCCTAGCGGCCAATCGCGACAGATAGGCGTCCCGCGAGGATCGCTTGTATCCCGTCGCCTCATCGAGCGCTTCACGATCTACCGATTCGCCTGGATACTGCAAAAGGATTTCGAGTATTTTCCGTTCGCCTTCCGGGAGCCTCTCTAACCAATAGTTCTGAAGCTCCTTCCCTTCTGGGAGAGGCTCGTACCTATTCCCGAGGGCTTCTATGCCAGAAGGTGTGGCAACGATCCTCCCGCCGCGCTCCTCGATGAATTCCTTTTGCTTTAGGCGGAATAAGTACGCATCGCGGGAACTGCGCCGATATCCCGTTAGGACAGAAAGCTGATTGCGCTCGACCCCTTCGGAATATTGAGACGCCGCGATCAGAGTCGCGCGTTCCCCGGGCGGCAAACAGTCATCGCCTTTTAATGCAAAATGATTTTTCGGGCGGGATGGGGGCGTTTGAGGTTCTGGTCTGCCCTCCACGGCGTGACCAGTGGGCCTTCCTTCTCCTTTTTGGATTTCCACGCCCGAAATTTTTAGGCCCTCCGGAATCTCCCTGCCGGCATTGCGCTGCCCGGCGGTCACGATCCGTTCGGCCATACCTACGATTTGGCGAAATTGCTCAGCCTGTTCGGCGAGCATCTTGCGATAGGTCTTCGTGGCATTTATGACGGCGCGCGCGATCGCCTTCGGATCTTCCTGTTTCGCCGCCTCATTTGAGGGTGATTTATGCGAAGAAGCGCGCAATTGCTTTTCCAGTTCACGAATGCGTTTGTTGGCCTCGCCTAAATCCTGTGCTTCTTTGTGTCGCGCAACTTGCTTAGTGGTGAAGGCCTTTTTGAGTTTTTCGACCGCTTCGGTCACGCTGAATTTGGATACGTTGACCGTTCGCTCGCCCGGCTTGGGAGTCCTGCCGGCGTGATAGGTGACGCGTTCCCTGACGTGGAATTTGACCATCGTTCCCTTCCAGTCAGGGGACAGCAGCCAACATTCGCCACGCTGCATTCCGGCAATTTCGTCGACGATCTCGCGCAGCTTTTCCTTGTCGCCGCGGACATGATGCTTGAACCAATCCTCGACCTGATCGATGTCCTGTGGGGCGAACATGCCCAAGGCGAGGAAATTGTCGGTCTGAGTCAGCACGCTTTTGTTGACGGCCGCTGGGCGCTGGCTGATGAGTGTGAATCCCAGGCCGATGCCGCGGCCTTCGTCGATGAGCTTTTCGGTGGCGTAGAGTGCGCGCTTCTGCTCGTCGAATTTGAGCATCTGCGGCGCGAAGTTTTGGGACTCCTCGAAAAATAGATGGCGCACCGTGCGGTTGATTCGAAAAAGCTCTTCGGAGAAGTCGGCGTAGTAGCGCTGCTGGGCCGTATAGGTCATCGCCTTCATGTTGATGACCACCGACAGATTCGAATCGACAATAATGTTCGCCAATTCCTTCGCGTCGGTCTGCTCAAGCTGGATGTCGGCGTTATCGCCGCCGATGAGCAGCACGTCGAATCCGGAAGGCCCTATCGGCTGGCCGTTTTCCCCGGCCTCGAATCGGATGCCCCAGTGAGCTCCAGGTGGGTCGAATACGACGAATGGGACTTGCTCGGCCGCGAATATCTCGATCATGCAGCCCGCCAGATTGCTCTTGCCGCGCCCGCGCTTGCCGAGCACCGCGAAGCCCTGCGTGGCCGCATCCTTCTGGAGCTCAATCTTGTTGCCGGATTCGGTCGTGCCGATGAAATGCGGGATGTGAATGCTCACGCGCCAATGCTCCTATCGACTGTCAATTTCTAGACCTCTTCGCGCACAGATAGCCCTGATTGACTTCCTCCTTAGGTGCTCCGAATGGACCCAATTCCTTCATGGCATCACCGACTGAACATTCAGCAGCCACAGCACACCGAATATGATCGCGAAGCCGACGATCACGCACAGCATTTCGCGGATGCCAAAGCGGCCATGGCTGCGACGGCAGCGCCAGCGTTTCACGCGTATCTCCAATGAATGATGTGACCGTGAAACGGGAGCCTGCCTCCCCAGAACTTCATCATTTCGTGATAATCCGGAAATCCGTCTCGACGCGCGAGCGCTTCGCATTCGTCTAATCCAAGCTCGATACCGTTGATCGCTATTTGGAACGGATCCCACGGCATTGTGCGATCATCGCCGTGAATGCGAATTTCCTCGATCTTCACGCACGGCACACGCATTAGCAATCGAGCTCCCTTGTGCCGAAGGCCTGTGTAGAGATGCAGCACGTCGCCAGGCTTGTCCGGATGAACGCGCATGGCGCGGATCGTGTGTGTCTTCTCGCCGGAGAGGATGAACGGCACGAAGTGAGGCTGGAAGTTGTAGAGGCCCATTAAAACAGATCCTTTTGTTTTGGTGCTTCCGGCTTCGGCTTCTTGCCAGCCTTGCGAAATTGCTTTATTCGATCGCACACCGAATGATGCGGGACTAGCCGGCTGTCCTTGATCGACGAAAGCGGCATCCATTTTTTGTTTGGCGTAACGAACCACAAGATCGTTGTGCCGCATTCGCACGTCTTCGACGTGCCGGTATAGCCATAGCCCTCATCTTCAAGGGCATCCATTGTGGCCGGCCAATTCACGCGCTTTCCGCGAGCGCGCCCTGCGCCGCCTGCATGCGAATCCAGATTGGATTGGCCACCTGAGTCGTGGCGAAATTGGTGAGACTCTTGGTGATCTCCGACACTACGCGGAATTGCAGCCGCGTGATCTTCTCCGTCTTGCCGTCGACGGTTTTCTCGACGTGCGAGAGTCGCGCGCTCGATATTTCCGCAGCCGTCAAATGCAGCTCGGAATCCATGTCGGGAGCCAGATAGAGATCGATCGTTTGCGCCGGCACGGGAATGCCGCCGAGATTCGTGTTGTGCTTGCGTTCGATGAACTTCCAGGCGTCGAGAATTTCAGGATCGAGTATTTTCTTATGCGCGTCGCCCAAGGCAATCGAGAATTCGAGACTCACGAAAATCTTGTCGTCCTCGCCACGCTCAAAGTGGGGCTTGACGTATTTCGCGAGGATTTTGTCGCCCTGGACCGATGGCGTCGGGATCCCGTCATCCTCCAGAAGCTTTTGCTGCTCCGCCATCGAAAGAGATTCGCCTTCGGTTTCTACTCCCTGTCGAGCCGCCTCTTCAACTAATCGCTTGCCGTACTTTCCGGTGGGCCGCTCTTCTCGGCCGACCAGGTGAGACTTGCCGCGTACCGCCATAGTGGATCTCCTTTCGATTATGCAAAGTGTCCTTCCACGCCGCGCCACGGAAAATCACGGAACCCTTTCGCAGTAAATCCTTTCAAGCGTTTCAAGCTGGCCATCGCTCAGCGTTCGGCCGCCGTCCAAATATTCGCGGGCCGATTCGATGAAACCCTGTTCCCATTTGCTCAGCCGGTCGAAAACGTCCTCGCATTCCGAGACCATGTACTCCGCGTTCTTTTCCGGGTCTTGGATCGTGTGCGTCATTTACGCCGCCCCCGCTGCCGCTTCGCCAAAAACCACGAACTTAACCCCATCGGGCAGTTCCTCTGGGGCAGCTTTATCGGTCGTCGAAAGCACGATGGCCTGGTCGAGATCGCTATCCAGGAGCATCGCAGTGAGTACGCCGCGGCTGTTCGCATCGAGCACGTCCGCGCGATCAATCACCACGAATTTCAGGCCCGTGACCATCGCGAGGGCGATCTGGAAAGCGACGCCAAACCTCCACGCTTCGCTTTCACTTAACTGTTGCAGCGAGCGCCATTGGCCCCCGTCAGCCTCGGCCATGCTGAAGCTGTAGGGTTCAAGGGTGAATTGCGCGACATAACCGAACTGGTTGAGACTCCGATTCATGGCCATCGTGAATGGTCCAATCTTGTCGCCCACGAGCGTGGCTTTGATGCCGTTCGGCCCAAAGAAATCGAGCAGGGTGGCCAGTGTTTCGAGTTGGGCCTCGAAAGCCAGCTTCTTGAACTTCCAATCGGCGAATGCCTCGCGTTCGCGTTCGACGGATCGCACCTGGTCCAGAATTCCCTCGCCCTTTGCGATGCGTCCACTAAATTCCTTGATCTTCTCGCCCATGGCGTCGGTATCGGGCGCTACGGGATCCTTGATCGCCTTCAGCTCGCGACCGCAACGATCCGCCTCAATGATGGCTTCCCGATGGACACGCAGCTTGGCCTCGGCGGCTGCGACGTCGCCGATTGCCGCATACTCCGCTTCGAGCTTGATGAGCTTCTTGCGCAAATCGGCAATTTCGTCAGTGTCGCTGGGAGACTCAGCAAGCGCCTTCAACTCCCGTTCGATGCCATCGATTTCCTGGCGAAGCGCCACGGCTTCGTCGTCCAGCCTGGTCCCAAGCGCCGCCTTGTCCTCCGCACTCAGCGGCCGCGCGCACGTCGGGCAATCGGCCGACTTGATCTTGATAAGCTCACCGGCCCGCGATTCTTTTTCCTCCGCGAGACCTTGCAGCCCTTCGCGCTTTTGGATGAGCGCCGCCCGCTTGCCGGCCCTTTCCTGGTCGAGGACATGGCGCTTATCGTTAAGCGAATTGTTGAGAGTCTTGATCTTTGCCGCGAACGCAATTCCCTTCTCCGCCGATTCGGCAACCTTGTCCAACTTGTCCGCTTCGGCTTCGGTGAGCTGCCGTTTCGAAGCCTCATTCTTGCGTCGCGTCAGCTCGGACCGCTTTTCTTCAACTGCCCGCTTGTCGGCACTATAGCGTTCTTCCCCGCGCGCCTTTTGCGCTGTTACCGCCGTCAGTTCGATCCGCAGGTCGTCGAGCTTTTTTCGCGTGGCAGTGAAATCGGGTGCATCGTCTGGGATTTCCGGCTCGTCGACCGTCCCGAGAGCTTTAATGTCGCGATTGGTCTGGGCCCGCATGTCGTAGAACACTTTGTAGGCGGCATCAATATCCGAAACCGAGCCCATCTCGCCAGTCCATGCCGCGAAACCGACGTGATCCACCGATATGGCCTTTTCTCTGATTTCGGAAGGAATCGAAATCTTGTCGCTAGCGAGCACTTGGGCGAGAAGCGCCTTTTGGCTCTTTTCATCCATCGCGAGGAAGCGATTGGAGTTTAGGCACGCGCTCAACACGTCCGCCGTCACGCCGAGGCCTTTATAAATCTTTTCCTGCATGGCAGAGAGCGGTCCGGACTTCCCGCCGATATCGATCAGGTGATCCTTCGGGCCCTTGCTGCGCTCGATCAGCGTCTTGCCAATCTTCGCGGCCACGTAGAATTTGTGGGCGCCGAGACGGATCAGATCGTCTGCGCCGGCTCCGCCCTCCGTGGTGAACTGGCATTTCCCCGTGAGCAGGAATTGGATTGCCGCTGCGATGGAGGTCTTACCCGCGGCGTTCGGTCCCACCACGAAATTAAAGCGGTCGAGATCGATCTTCGTGTCGCGGTGAGAGCGGAAATCCTTGAGATGAAGATGTTCAATGCGCATCGGCGTGCTCCTATTCGTCCTCGTCCGCTTCTTCGTCCGCCCGTCCTATAACGAGCTTGGTGATCGTCTTTGATTTCGCGACCACTTCCATACAGGTCTTGAGCGCCGCGCGCTTCAAAGCCTTCAGTGGCGAAGACAGACCACTGATTGTCAATTTCTCCGCCAATTCGCGATCGCCTGGATGGGATTCGAACCATTGATTGAGAATCGGAAACGCGACGCCGACGGGATAACTTCGGCGATCTTGCCGGTGGAATTCAGCGGTGTAGCACACGCTGTTCGCGTCGAGATATTCGACCGGGCCGTTTTCGAGAACCAAATCCTTTATGACCTGATCGTTTTGCTTCTTCGCGGCATTGATCCAGACGGCGAAACCGACCCTGTCCGCAGGATCAAGATTTCCGTAGGGATTCATCTTCTGAACCGGGCAACCGCTAAGAAGCAATGGGCACCAGGTGCATTGCCGCCCGGGAGTCGGCTTCATCTTTTCGGGATCGTCGGAATGCAGCCTGACTTGCCGCGCGCGCTCCCACTCGACCATCTTCTTGAGTCGAGGAACATCGTCGCGTGTCCAAGCCACATCGCGCTGCGCATCGCCGTAGCGCACAAACGACAGCACGAATTTAATCGACTGAATTTGAGGATTCAGGATGAACAGCAGGAGCGGATACATCCGGGACTGAAACGTGTCGGCATCGACAATCTGGAAGTAGGATTTGAAATCGATGATCGTCGCTTCGATTTCCGATTCCATGATAACGAGATCCATCATTCCTTCGTAAATGACGCCGGGAACGCGGGGATCGTCGCGCTTGGCCCGTCCGTGGGCGTCTAGGAGGTTGAAGTCCGCGTCCAGGGCCACGTACATTTCGGTGTCATATATCTTTTCGTGGTCGTAGAACGTGCTTTCGGTGAAGCGGTCCAGAACTTCTTTTTCGTCCGGGCTGGCATCGGCGGACAGTTCCGCCATTTTCTTGTAGTCGGTCTGTTGCTTGGTGATTCGAAGCGCGTCCATGTATTGCGCGAGGATTCGATGAATCTCGATGCCACGTCGCGCCGCTTCCGTCTCGAACTCAATGTGATCGACATGGCGCGCTCGATACAAAAGTGAACAGGCCATGTCGGCTTGACGCGATTGAGACAGAGGGGGGATGGCCGTCTGTTCGAGCCGTTGAACTTGCTGAAGCTTGGCACCCATCGAGCCGCTCCTAGAAATCGAACTTCTTGCCGCCCGCGGAGGCCCTTGCGCTCTTTGCCGGCTGCGGCGCCGCCGTGGGGCCGGGCTTGGCTGGCTCGGATTCGGCGATTGCGGCAGTTTTGACCGGCTCGCTCTCAGGTCCAGGAGCGCTCGCCTCCCCCATCAAATCCAGGAGTTTCTTTTCCAGCTCTCCGAGACGCCCTTGATGCTGACCGAGCATCATTTGCTCGCGGGCCTGATTGAAGCCGAGTTCCACGCACAGGCGATGGATGACAGCCTTCTGGACGACTTCTCCCGGCGCAGGAATCTCGGCGCGCGGAGGGCCTGGAGGCAACGCGTTCTGCCGCTCCGCATTGTCGGGATAGAATTCGCCGGCAATTTCGGGCGCTCGCTCATCGTCGTCCTCCTCCATGACAATGGTGCGGCCGCCTAGCATCTTGCGCGTGTCCTGAAACAGCTTCGAAAACTCCGTCATTTTCTCGACGAGCTTGGGAAGCGTTTCGGCGGCCAGGTTCAGGCTGAGAATATGGGCGGTGGAAGACTTCTTGCCGTTGTCCCCGTCGTAAGTAACTTTTTCTGGTGCCACTTTCAGGGTGACACGTATGCCGCCAAGCCGGCCGCCCAATAGCGAGCGAATCTGCTGCAGGCCGTTCGCGATATTGCGGATCGAACGATACGACGTGGTGTGAATTCGGCAGACGCCACCGAAGGTAGGAAACTTTTCGAGAATGAAATAGAGATCGCCGGACGGCTTGCATCGCCCTTCCTCAAGGTCCGGGCAGCCATCGCCACACGGCTCGACGGGCTTCCCTTTTTTGTCTCCCTGGGTGTACTTGTAGTTCCCCGGCCACGGCTCGCCTTCCGGGTGCTTTTCGGTTTTGCGGATCGCCCGCATCTCGAAAACGTGATCTTCTATTTGCACGAGCGAGCCCTTGCACTGCCATTCGGTCGCGGACCACCACGCGAGGTTCGTCTTAAAGACATTCTCCGGGTCGTCGTCCAATAGAACGATTCCGACCTCGCGGGGATTTTCTCCATAGGCCTCGATCATCGCCTTCGTGACATCCTCATCGACCATCCACACGGCTTCATTTCCGTCCATGGTCTTCTCAAGGAATTGGAAGTGATCGAGCCGGCTGGGATAGTCCTTCCCTTTGGCCTTGTTCGGGGCTTCGCCGATGCTCACCTTGGTGGTGACTGGAAGCCGTTGGAGAGAATTCCCGCTCGCTTCGTGGGTCAATCCGAGAATCATGACTACCTCCCTGTCCAGATCAATGTTCCCGCTATTCCAATACCGATGAAGAATGCCGCTTTCGCTATTTGCCAGGCCACGCGCCAGCAGAGGTCGGCGCGCATCTGCCGCTCCATCATCGCTTAGCGACCTTCTTTCTTTTCGGTATCGGTAGACTGAACTTGAACGGCTGCGCACGAAGGCTACATACATCGTCAAAAACGCGTATAAATCTAGACACTTTGGCGGGCACATTTATGCCGGTGCATTCGTACCTCGGGCACCCTTTCTTATTTGCCCAATAAATACGCCTAGTCTTGACGTATACCGTACCCACTCCAGTGGACTCCCGTATTGCGAGGGCTACTGGACAGCGAGTCTGATTGGCCGCCTCTCCGCGAACGATATGCTCCATTGTCACTTCAATTTCCGTCTTACCTTGTGTGCTCATAGCATCCTCCAAGCTATCCACGTTACGGCTAGCGCGATAAGGCTTCCGATTGCCCATACGCGAATCAATGCCAATACATGGCGCTCTTCTTCCCTCGGCAGATGTGTAATCGTGATATAGCCGGCACCAAGGCAGTAAGGACAGAGGCGGTCAATGTCCTGAATTCCTTTGTTACAGTTGCAACGCACATGGTCGCTTTCGATTGTCTCGATCATTGCTTTCCCTTTCGCCGGTCGTACCTCGGGCCGGTACTCACCCACCAGATGTGGATGACGAGCACGATTGGCAACATGGCGAGGAATCCGGCGCTGAGTAGGGCGGTCATTGTCTTATGGCTCCGGTTCCTCTTTCGAGAACGTATCCGGTGCTATTGGGCCGAAATCGGCAGAGCTGAATCCGTGACCGTCGAGTCGTGTTGTATCTTCCCCACTTGTCGCAATTCACGCAGAGGGCTTTTTCGGGTCCGACTTCGAGGACAAGAATGTAACGTTCGCTAATCCTAGAATCGTTATCACTCCATATCTGACCTGCCTTAACAGTTGGTTTCATCCGATCACCTCGCAAACAAACGCCACAACCAGCACCACGCCCAGCGCGCCAGCGAGCATCCAAAACAGGCAGTCTTTGACGCCCTGGCGGTATGCTAGTTTGTCGTCCGCGACGTACTTCACGCGCTCGACGAAACCGCTCCCGCTGATGGTGATTACTTCGTCCAAGACTCTCACGGGCGACCCTCCGCCTTCGCAATGGCCCTTTTGGCCATGTCACTAACTTCCGACCAATTAACTTGAAATCCAGCGTCCAGCGCGCCGATATTCGCGAGAACTATTTCGGCTACCTTCAGTAAATCCTCGGCTGCCTTGTGCATTGCGCACATGCGAAACATTGCGCCAGCCTTCCTGTAGGAAAGAATCTCGCAGCCGCAACCTGATACGGTGTGGCTAGCGATTGTGGCGGTAAGAAACGGCGCTTCCCACGGTCCCGGCGTCGGTTTCGACTCTTCCATCGCTATTCCTCCATCTCGTAGCAGCCCGCCGCGTGCTGCAAGTCGGCCTGATACTTCGCATCTTGCCTATTGCGTTCGAGCTGCGCCGCCCCACTAAGAGGAATCGAAACGGCGCGCCCGTCCTCCGGCACAACGCCCAGCGCGTCGTGGTGAGTTTCGGAGCTTTGTCTTTCCATCCATTCCTGAAGTTCTCGGTGGAACTGATCGACGGAAATATCGCGACGGTATGTAGAGATATCGTAATTGCCTCCCGCGCCACCGGATATCATCTGGCAGTTGTTAGGAAAACGCTCGCCGATATATTCAGCGATCTTTGCAATCGTTCGGCGAACATATCCCCAATCTTCTCCGCTTATATTTATCTTGACTTCGAAAGGTGCTAGCGGCGGTCGCTCTACCGTAATCGTCATGCTTTCCTCCTCGTCTTCCGCTTCCGGCTCGCGACGTAGTACGCCACGCGGAGCAGCTTCTCCCGCTTGCTGGCAGGCAGTCGCAGAAGGGCGCGGTCAATGCGTGTCACTATGCTTTCTCCTTCGTGCCACACTGATCGCTATTTGCTTTGTCTCTCCTATTCGGAGGACTTTCATGCACCATTACGACGAGCGGTCAAATGTTGCCTATTGCGTCTATTTAGTGATTTCGTATAATTCGCGCATCCCCGCTGGTCCAAGGGGGCAATCCATGTCCAAGGCGCGATTTACAGACAACGCACAATTAACTCTGCCGCTGGAATATTTGACTTCATCGTCCGATACGAGTCTTCGCAATTTCGAAATGATGCAATTGAACCACGCGGCAAATCTAGAAAAGGAAATCGAGGCGATGCGCAGGGAACGCGACCGGGCAAACGTAATGGCGGAGGTGGCCCGCATGCTTATTGATAACCGGACCGAATTGCTAAAGCATGTCGGGAACCATCTGGAAAGAGTGAGAGGAGAAAGGAGCGATGCCGCGTGAGAGGGTCTTACCGTCCGCTGATTATGTTGTGCGAATGAAACAACAACATTGTATTCATTCCCGCACTCCAAGTTGACCGGAAACACAAATACCTCCGCGTCGGCTCTCATGGCTAGGCCGCCTGTCCCTTTTCTGCTCTTAATTCACGGTGCAAGAGCTGGCGCACGAGCTCACTGAAGTCAGTTCCTCGCTTCTCAGCCAAGGAATAGAAGGCTTTCTGCTCTTCAGGGCTTAGCATCACCCGACTCTGCAACGTCCGGTTTGATCGTTTCATGCTTACTTTTTACAATGATGGCCATGTCTTGTCAAGAACAATTATCGCCACATTCCCACAAAGAGCATAAATAATCC